TCAGTAATGGCTCATCGTTGTTAATAAGTTCTTTGGCCAACAGAGTTGTACATGCTGCGCCTTCTGTCAAACTATTAACCTGTACGATATCACAACCAGGTGAGATTAAGTTTAATAATTGTTTGAGATTGTATTTATCATAGTGTTCCTTTTGTACAATGTAGATGAAGTGTGCATCAACGTTTAGGTTTTCTGCAACAACTTGAATCATTGGTTTACCATTAACCTCAATCAATGGTTTAGGGAATGTGTAACCAGCTGCTGCGAATCTACTACCAGCGCCAGCCATAGGAATTAGTACGTTCATTTTCTTATCTCTCCATGGTATCATTTTCTTAATTACACCGTTAAGTGTATCGATTGCTTCATCAATTTTTTCCATCGTCAAATCATATGAATCTTTAACTGGAACCAAGTGAGCACCAGAATCTAATGCGCCTTGACGACCAATATGACTGTCTTCAATGATAACTGTGTTCTTTGGCAGTACATCTAATGCCGTCATACATTGCCAGTACATCTCAGGGTATGGTTTAGTTCGTTTCACATCTTCATTAGAGACATAGTAATCAACATACTCCATGACACCAACAGACAACAATGCAAGTTTAACTGTCTCACGTATAGAATTACTTGCAATAGCAATTTTAATTCCATTACTACTCAACTTGGCAAACATCTGCCTTAATTTATTATTCTTTGGGAATTGTCTGATAAGGTTGAATGTGGCAACTTGTTTATCTTGCCAAATCTGATTGAAGAATTTACGGTCAAGACCTTTCTTCTCAGACAACATCTCAAGTTTCTTTGTGGTGTTTAGACCATCATATAGACTTAGGTGTTCTTCACGTGTAATCACATACTCAGTACCAACTTTACGTAGAGCATCATTCAATGCTTCATAGTGTAGTTCACGTGATTCAATCAATACACCATCAAGGTCAAAAATTACTAATTTATTTTGCATCTCTATGCCACTTATTATGTTTCACAATACTGTTACCATTACATTTCATCACATATCTATGACGCACTCGGAGAGACCACTCAACATCTTCGGCTTGGCCGTGTGTGAGTTCTTCGTTGAATGGATTATCTAGTGCAACTTGTTTCTTCACTAGAAAGTAACCACCAGATATGTACATATAGTTAGCACGTGACCAATCATCATGTCTCAGTGCAGTGTAACGTGGGAATACAGGATCATCCCATGTCACCCAATCTGTAAAGTGTCTCTTGTCATTAATGAGTAGTTGTTTGTTAGAACAGATGTGCCATTCTTCACCAAACTCCAAGAAGTTCTTGTACCAATCTTTATCAAACACATAGTAGTCGTGCATCAATACGATGTTGTCATATTTGGCTGCCTGAACGATGGTGTTCTTCTTGCGTGTTACCCAACCAGGTTGTTGAGTCTCATCAAAATAGATATGTGTCACATCGACCATATCTTCTTTCTTCTCACCTCCAACAATTAAAATCTCATACTCAGGTATTTGTAGTGATCTGATAGAGGAGATTACTTCATTGATTTGTGGTTGATTAGAATAGTCTGTTGTTATACCAAAAGTTATTTTCATATTAATTTCAAAATATCATTTACTGTGTTTTTAATCAAGTGTGCGTTCATCACGTATTCATGTGCATCATCAAGTTTGGACTCTGGTACACCTTTGAAATCAATCATATACTCACGTAGAGCAGAATCGTTTTCGTATGTGAATCCAAAATCACTCAGCACTTTGGCACCTGCAATACTACGTGATGCCCATGCTGTTCTATTTAACATTGATTCCAATAGAACCAATCCAAATCCTTCTGAGTGTGAGTGCATGATGTAAAGGTCAGCATCTCTAATGGCAGACATAACATCATTGCGGTCATCAATCATCATCACCTTAACCTGTTTGGAATTTTGCGGCATGATACTGTGACGATTATCATAACCAGTCAGAACAAGTGTAACATCATCACGACCAACACCGTTGAATGTGTTAATCAATTCGTGAAATGCTTTGTTAGGCCAAAATCCACCACACGACAAGAACATGTATGGTGTTGTGATTCCATACTTCTCACGGAATCCAGGTGTACCAAAAGAAATCTTTGCATCGATGCCATGTGACACACGAACTGCCTTGTCACGATGGCCAAGTTTGAATGCTGATTCCCAATCTTCTTTAGTTGAACAACCAATGAACTTCACGTGATTCATTGCATGTTGATACACAGCACTCTCTGATGGTTTAATCAACATGAACAACATTGGTGACGGAATTCTTTGTGCATTCATCAACGCAACATCTTGTACACCAACGTCACCGCCATGTACAACAATCAAATCAAAAAGTTCTGAACCCATAATCTGAAAGTCACTTGTTACTTTGACTCCGTTCAAATCACCTTTGTGTTCGCCTGCGAGTACAGTTACATCATGTCCTCTACGGAATGTTTCTTCTGCCATATCACGTACATAATTTTCAGAACCACCGGGATATGGGGCATATCGGTGGACAACATATAAAATTTTAGCCATATTTTGCTTCAATAATCTTTCGCCATGCAGGCACTCTATCATACTGGTGAACAATCACATACTCTTTGTTCATTGATGTTACTACTTTATCTATCTCCATGTGTGGAGATGGTTCCAACAAGAATGGTCTGAACTGGTCTATCTTACTTGGGTCTGCAGTTGTACCAAGTTGACAAGCCCATCCGTCTTCTGATTTAGTGTAACGACAAGTTGACTTGTATGGTTCTTGTGAAATCAGGAAGTTGAATGTAGATTGGTCACAAATTGGAATTGGTTTGTTTAAACATGATGAAAAGATATTCATACACAAGTCACGCATTGCATCACCACGACCAGCAAGAACACCAACGTTGTAAATTGGATTATCTTTGAATCTATCATAGATGAATTGGCCATAAGTCTCCAACAAGTTTTGACTGCCCCATGGTTCATCTTTGTACAACATACTTTCAGAGGAGAACATCAATAGTTGACGTTGACCCATATGTTTCTCAATGTGTTTGAATGGATTGCTTTGGAAAATAACATCTTTAACGTCAGTCGTAATAACATAACGATACTCATTCTGTGACAAGTAATTATAGATGTGGAGAAATCTCTCAACGTGTACCATAATATTGGACTGATACACAAGGTTGCCTTGTTCATCCCGTTTGAATCCAATAACTTTGAATCCTGTGTCAGTGACTTTATCTACTGTCTCTTTGTCAGCATTCATCATAATCATAACTCTATCGCCAGTGAACCCTGACTGATTGATAGAGTTGACCCAATACTTAATTGTGTCCCATTTATAACCGGTGGAACATCCGATAATCAAATCTTTCATAATATATCTCCTCGTACAATTATATAGTTAATCTCTGGTTAAAGCAAGTATTTTTTGTATTTGTGCCTCTAATGTTTCTTTACGATTAGGCCACTTAATGATTGGTTGGTCGGCAGTTTTCAACAACTTGGTTAGAAACGGCATGATTAGTTTTTCTACTTGTTGTAGACGTTCCTTGTATTCCTGTACTGTATCATCTTTTTCGGCAATAACGGAATTGTATTCTTCTTCATCTGTTGCCGTGAAACCAAAGTCATCATCGGCATACTCTTCCATGATTGCGGTTAGGTCATACTTTTTGTTTGCCATATTATTCCAGTGGGTTTGTTGGCCATACAACATCATCTAAGGAAGTATACAGTTTGGTTATATCTCTAAGAGCTTGGCGATACATTAACACCTCAGCAAATTTTTGTTCTGTCATTGAATGTGGCACATTGATTGTAGTCTCTTCCTGCCATCTTGTCAAGACCCAATCTGTCATAAACAATTTATAATTTCTTTCCGCCTGAATAGTGGGTTCAAAGTATGGCATGACAATTTCAGTTTCGGCTTTATCACGGATAGCTGCATCTTCAATTTTGGCCAAATTTTCTGTGAACCAAATCATTTCAGGTAAATCGGCACCAGATTTGGCAATACCACCAACATCTTCAACCGCAAAAATATTTCTTTCGGGTTCATATGATGATATTCTCAAAGTTTCAGCAAAAGGAAAATTTGTTTTTTCCAAAAAACTTTTTGCTGAGGAAAATACATAGTTGTTACCATTAATTTTACATGAAAAAGCGTTGTTATAAAAATCTAAAACTACATATGTGTGTTGCATTATAATTGTCCTTTAGGATGGTATTAATTGTATGAAAGCCAGTTTGATGCAAGCTGGTTCATAATTTGATGTTAATGTACTGCTGGAAACAGAGTGGGCGTGCTCATTATTGCTAATAAGGTGATTTACATACATTTGTGTACTATAACCAGACCCACTAAGATAATGTCCATGTTGCCAAATATCTGTTGCTGTTGTATTTGGGTTATTCAAAGTATATTCCGTATTTGATGAGGTTAATGTATCGTGTGATGTACCAGAACTTGATGCATATCCTAAAAAATAATTTTGCATATCAACGGTGCCATTTGTACCATCACAAACTTTCCAATAGGAAGGTAATACTGATAAATCACCACAATACATAATTATAACTGAACTTTTTGGGATAGATGGAGCCGCAGATAACCAAAGTTTTAATAATTTACCTCTGAGATTGCTTATTGATACTGTTTTTGTTAGGGTGTGTGAGTGATCAGGAATATATTCATAACCACTTCCGTTTTGTACCAAAGATCCATAAAAACCTGAAGTAACCTGATTAAAAGTTGTTAAATTTTCATGGGTGTGTAATATCGGATAACTATTTGTTGTATGTATCATTGTGTGTGTTGAAAGTGCAATATTTGTTTTTGCAGTTCCACCAACAATATATCGGTTTGATGATGAAGCTAATTGTTCTGTTCCAGTATATATATTTGTTGCAGCAATATGCACAGTGTTTGCTGGAAAAGAAGTTGTATCAGCAGTAGTTCGCAGCAACGTAAATTTTGTGTGTACTGGTTTTATATCTGAGTTTGCGGTGAGTGTACCTGAATTCCACGTATTATAATGATTGTGACTACCAGCAGATCCATCGTTTCTACGACCACTAAATCCACCAATACCACCCGCAACAAATAATCCAGCTCCACTATGGTCTCCACCAGAAGCAATTGTTCCTGCAACAGATACTGATTCACCACTCGAAGCAAAAGATACTCCAACGTTTGCTTGGTCTATTGTTCCTGCAATTAATTTATCAACAGCATCAGAATATAAATCCCAAGTACCTATAGCAGCAGAATATGTGCCATCCATCATAATAACTGAATTTGCTGGAATAATGTATGATGGGCCAAAAGATTTTTGAGCAGAGATTGTCGTCAACGTTGTCATCAAAGGCATAATTTAATCCTTATGCCAATTTAGTTTGCGATAACAATACTGTATATGTTGCTGATGCAGTTTTAATAATAGTCATAGTATAAGAGTCAATTGAATTTGCGTTACCTGCAGTAATGGCAGTGCCACCAACATACTTAGGTGTCACCGAAGTACCATCAATAGTTATGGCAGATGGATAATAAGCAGTACCGGCATTTGTAATTAATAAAACAATTGTTAATGCACGACCTATTGGTAACCAAGTATTAAGTGTTGTTGTACCATCATAACCAACATTCCAAGTAAAATCGTTAGTAGAAGAAGATGTATAATAAACAACAGTATTAGCGTTCACATAATAATTTAGTGTAGGACTAGGTGAAGATCCATTAATTGTGATTGGTTCAATTGGTGAAGAAATTGAAGGAAAACTTAGCACAGGTAATGTTAACGTTTTATTTGTTAATGTTTCTGTTCCTGCGATTGTTGAAATGGTGCCGTTAAAATTAGGCACAGTTAAAATTCTTGTTGCGCCAGTGGCAATTGAACTTAACTGTAACTGCATTCTCTTTGTTGCATCATTCTCATCAATAAAATATGTTGTATTATCAGAGAGAGATTTATTTGTTAGTGTCTGTGTGCCGGTTGTTGTTACTGCTGCATTAGCAACATCAAACGCAGAGTTGGCATATGAACCAGCAGACGTTGCATTATTGTTTGCAGTTGTAGCCAATGTATTTGCACTGTTTGCTTGGTCAAACGCAGAGTTAGCATAAGAACCAGCAGACCTTGCATTATTGTTTGCAGTTGTAGCCAATGTATTTGCACTGTTTGCTTGGATAAAAGAAGCATTGCTGTGTTCATATGTAGAGTTAGCATATACACCAGATGTGACTGCTCGTTGGTCAGCTTGAGCAGCATTAGTATTTGCGGTGTTTGCTCGAGCATAAGCCGAATTGGCATGCTCGATTGGATCGTAACCACGAATGAAAGCAACATCAGTGATTAGATTTGCAGTTAGATTTGCAATCCTAAAGGACGCATGTGTTGTATCAATATATGGTGACGCATCAGGTTCTGGATCGTAATTATAGAAGAACTTCCATATGCCGTCTGAAGCATCACGAAATATACCGGCATGATGATAAACACCATCGTTATAATTACCAGCAAAGCCGAGGTCTGGATTAGTCACAGTATTGTTGGCGTTAAGATAAATCATGTTATCTTCAATGCTCAAATTGCTGACATTCATAGTTACAACATCGCCAGAAACTGTTAGATTACCAGTAACAGTTACATCACCAGATATAGTGCCGCCAGTTGAATTGAATTTTGTATTGGCTGTAGTAAAGGCACCATTGGCATAAGAACCAGCAGACAGTGCATCGATTGCACCTGTATTGGCTGCATTGTAAGCAGCATTTGCATATACACCAGAGGTTACTGCTCTTTGGTCAGCCGTAGCAGCATTAGTTGTTGCGGTGTTTGCTTGTGTGTACGCTGAGTTAGCATAAACACCTGATGTTACTGCACGTTGGTCTGCGGTGTTAGCTGCAACATATGCACCATTAGCAAATACACCAGATATAACTGCTTTTAAATCCGCAGTTGCAGCATTTGTATTTGCGGTGTTGGCCTGAACAAAGGCAGCATTTGCATATACACCAGAGGTTACTGCTCTTTGGTCAGCGGTGTTGGCAGCATCAAACGCAACATTTGCATACACACCAGCAGAATTGGCCGCAACAAAGGCTGCATTAGCCTTGATATCTTGGTAAAACAAAGGCCAAGTAAATGCACCAGTACTAAAGTCACCAGATATTGGAGTACCAAGTGCTGGAGCTACCAGCGTTGGAGAGTTGAAAGTTTTGTTATTGACAGTCTGTGTGTCATTAACTTTCACCAACGAATTAAGAAACGTTGCGTTTAAATTGGGTGTATTTACTTTAGTTGTCATTTTTTTATTATTATATTTATTGCGTTTATAATTAACCGTAGGCTGCGGCAGCTAAACGGCCTCTACTAGTACCAACCCCTGTAGTATCAGTGGCCACTACACCCGTGTTACTTACTAAGTTAGTCATTGATACATAGACAGTTGTAAATCCATATCCAAATATAGCAGTACCAACGCCATATCCTGCGGCTGAAGGATATCCCCTAGCAGTACCAACACCAGTTGTATCAGTGGCCACTACACCCGTGTTACTTACTAAGTTAGTCATTGATACCGGGTCAGTTCCGTATCCAAATATAGCTTTATCAGTACCATAGCCTGCAGCTGCCAATCCAAATCTAGCAGTACCGACACCTGTTGTATCTGTAGCTACAACACCGGTGTTTGATACTAGATTAGTTATTGCACTAGCACCAGCATCGGCTAATCCATAACCAAATATAGCCTTATCTGTGCCATATCCAGCGGATGCTAATCGATTTCTAACAGTACCAACTCCTGTAGTATCAGTAGCAACTACTCCAGTGTTTGATACTTTGTTGGTTATTGATGACTTGCCGTCCCCGGTTTCGCCATATCCAAAAATTGCTTTATCAGCGCCGTATCCAGCTGCCGCTAATAGTCGTCTAGCAGTACCTACACCTATTGTATCAGTAGCAACAACGCCGGTATTTGATACTAGGTTGGTCATTGATACCAATGCACCAGTAAATCCATATCCAAAAATAGCCTTGTCAGTTCCATATCCGGCCGCCGCAAGTTCAGACCTAGCGGTACCTACCCCTGTGGTATCAGTAGCAACTACTCCAGTGTTCGATACTAGGTTGGTCATTGACACATAAGGAGATACACCATTATTTCCATATCCAAATATAGCCTTATTGCCTGTAGCTACAGCTGCAACAGCAAAACTTCTAAAGTTCTGATAAAATCCTTGTAATGCGCCTGTCATGTCAATGCGTTCTCTGAAATTAACCGTGTTGGTATCATTTTTTATCCAGTGTTAACCAAAACTTGCGGCTGCTGGATAAGCTCTACCAGTACCAACACCAGTAGTATCACTAGCAACCACACCAGTGTTTGATACTTTGTTGGTCATTGATACATTGGTGCCCCATGTGGTAAAACCATATCCAAAAATAGATTTATCACCGCCATAACCGGCGGCTGCAAGTGTGTTTCTAGCTGTACCAACACCTGCAGTATCAGTAGCAACTACACCAGTGTTTGATACTAGGTTGGTTATTGATACTGTCGTTGAGCCGGAGACCTCTCCGTATCCAAAAATAGCTTTATCAGTCCCATAACCTGCAGCTGCAAGGTAACGTCTAGCACTACCAACACCAGTAGTATTACTAGCAACCACACCAGTGTTTGATACTAGATTGGTTATTGAAGTATCATATCCATATCCAAATATAGCTTTATCACCGCCATAACCGGCGGCTGCAAGTTGTGCTCTAGCCATACCAACACCAGTAACATCATTACCAACTACACCTGTATTTGATACTAGGTTGGTTAATGATACATCATAGGGATTCCTTCCATATCCAAAGATAGCTTTATCATTCCCATAAGTTGCGGCGGCTAAAGAATCTCTAGCACTACCAACACCAGTAGTATCAGTAGCAACTACACCTGCGTTTGATACTAGGTTAGTCATTGATACCTCGGCAGACCCATTATTTCCATAACCAAATATAGCTTTATCACCGCCATAACCGGCGGCCGCATGTTGTGCTCTAGCAGTACCTACTCCTGTAACATCATTACCTACTACTCCTGTGGTAGTTAATAAATTGGTCATTGATACCCTGCCGCCTGTGGTTTGGCCATAACCAAAAATAGCTCTTTGAGTTATCAACACAGCACTAAGGCCACTTCCTGAAATCAACCAAGATGTTGGTGTCATTTTTAAGGCTGTTGCTGATCCATATTGCGTCAGTCTCATCGGCAATCCAGTTGTACCATCAGGACTTGAATACATTTCGTCATCTGTAATTTCAATTGTCACATTTGAAGTACTCATGTTAATGAATGTTATTGCTGTGCCGTTTGGATATGCAACAGTACTATTTGCAGGTATTGTAAATGTTCTTGTGTTGGCATCAGTAGACGGGTGAAAAATTACTTTTCCAGAATCTGCCAATACTGTCGTGTATGCCGTATTTTGACTATTGATAGGAATGTTTCTAAATCCAACAGCATCAATTCCATCAACAGTGGTACTACTATTAGCAGCTGCAAAGGCTGCATTGGCATAGGATCCAGCTGAGTTTGCGGTTAAGTATGCAGAGTTGGCATATGAACTAGCAGCATTAGCCGCACTTCTAACCCAAGTGTCTGTGGAATTATTGGCTGCCGTAAAGGCCGCATTAACCCGAGCCTCACTAGCCAAAGATATACCACCAGCGGTCGAACCATCATGTACGACAATGACTTGTTTGTCGGTATCAATAGTGACTTCACCAGACGCTCCAGTATAGGAGTTGGTTTGCGTGTTGGTCTTTTTAGGTAATTTAATCTTTGTTAACGGCATCTAAACTCTCTTTATTGTTCTATTTAGGTTGGTGGTGTAAACTCAACCCAAGAATTAAATTGGTATTTTGCGAACGGCTCGAACATGCACATAACTATTTTTAAACAGTGGGTCAGTAGTACCATTATCTGTTGTTATTCTATAGGCTTGTGTGCTACTTGATTGAGTTGACGACCAAAGACCATAAGTATTAAATGCTTCAGTGTTGCCCGATTGGAATAACGCAGCTGTTGTTTGTGCAGGATTTCCCGAAGTAAAATTGCTACTAATTGGTTGTGGTGATACAGCGTTTGCGTTTGAACCGTGACCAGCACCACTTGTACTGTTTGTTGTTGTTGTAGGTTTTAGGAAATAGTACATAGTTATCAATTCATTAAGTGCTGGCATATACCAGTCTGTGTATCCACCAATAGTAAGACTTCGACAAAATTGTGCTTGTGGATGATTAGCATCATTCATTGCATTAGTGTTCGCAAGACCATCAATTAATGAAGTTGCTCCCGAGTCCGCCACATTATTATTATTAAAAGCATTATCAGTACTAGATTGTCCTGTTGATCTTGGTGCAACAATTAAATAATGCGTTGCAACACCACCACCTGTTAAACTAATTTTTCCTGCGTAGTAACCGCCACCGTATGATTGGCCAATTACTGTTGGACCTGTAGAAACAGTAGGCCAATTACCAGCTTGTTTTGCCTGTAGTGCTGTTGAATGATTGAAAAATCCAGATGCTGACACACTGCTGATTGCCAGTTGAGTGGCCGATATTACACCGCCATAATATCTTTTAACCATTTTAACTTATGTCCTCATAACTACAAGTCACACACAATGAGTTTGCGGCACCAGCAAAAGCACCAATACTTGTGTTTTCTTCCAAGTAGTACTGACTGGTTTTATCAATAACGTTTAGTGTACTCTTTCCAGGAACATCAACGTAACCAACAATTGGGAATAGAGAACCACCAACGTTAGCAGCATTATAATATCCGATTGAAACATTAACTGTTGCAGTATTATAATTTGCAACGTTCAGCACATTAATCTTCAAGCATTTACCAGAACTTGCTGGGTTGTTTAGTACTGTTGTTGCCGCAGTTGTAGTTAAGTTGGCTGATGCCGTTTTACCATTGATTGTTGTTGCGCCGATTAAATTTGGTGCTGCCATATTATCCTCCGAAAACTAGTGAGTAACCGACTGAAGAAGCAGATGAAGCACCGCCGGCTGATCCGTTGGCAGCTGCAGTTATTCTACCATAAGTATCTACGGTTAAATTTGTTGATGTGTAAGAACCAGCAGTAACGCCAGTTGGTGAACCACCAGTGTTAGCTGTGGCAAATGCTGCATTGGCCGTATTATAGGCCGAATCCACCAGTTCTGAATAGTCACCGGTGGAATCGATATTGGTTAGTGTGATTTTTGTCGTCATATCTTATTTAGTCCATGCTTTTGCCGCATTGAAGTTCGCATGAGCAAATTCTAATCGGTCAATTAATTTAACTGCATTACCCTTCAATTTATCTACGGCCACGAAACCTTCTGGATTGGTGACTTTGAAACCATCATCTGTACGTAGAAATGTATTTGTTACTTGTTTCATTTGTTGTAACTTACTAACAATCATATTCTTGGATGCCACCAAATGGTTCATCAAATCAAAAATACTCTTTAAGTCTCTTGCCGAACCACGGAAGAAACGCATAATCTCAGTCTTCTCTTTGATACGTTTCTGTTTAGTTTCTTCTTTCTTGGCATCAGATATATCTTTGTTTAACTTGGCCTCAACCCAACGGATTAATTCGTTTGTGTGACCAACAGTATCTCTAATCTCTTTACCTTCACGTACTTTGGTGTTATTGAATGTCTTAATGTAAGTGAGTACTACTTCACTTGAGGCAATTCTATTGAGTGTTAGTGCATTGATAGATTGAAATGTTGTGCCTGCAAGTGACAGGTGTGAAGTCAATACCTTTGTTTCTTGCTCTGTGAATGTGACTGTACCAGATGCGTCAACAAAGTATGCATCACGGAACCAAACATCTTTGGTTGTAGTCAAGTGATTGATATCGATGTTGAATGATGCCTTCATGTCAGAGAATGTTTTGCCTGTGTATGATGTGTGAAACACGATACCCAACTGTGCAGAAGTCATTGCTCTGGCCAATTTTGAATCTGATGGTACAGCATATACAATCGTATTCGGTTGAAACGTAATGTATTCTTCACCATCAATCGATTGTGTATTGATATCACCTTTAGAGAACATCATGTCGCCTTGCAGGACACCTTTGATGCCTAGTTTTGGTAGGTAACGTAGTGCAACTTTAAGTTTAGCATTCAAACCACCACTTGGATGATTCGTGTCAATATCATCATCAGTATAGTTTAACTTAGGATTTGCATTGAAGACACCTTTAGTACCAACAAAGAACTTGCCATTGTCTGGATTGATGCCGCAAAAGACAGCAGGTGCGCCATCCCATTTTGTTGTCACGTTTACTTTAGATGATGAATTGCCTGCCAACATGTCACGTAACGATTGCAGAAAGTTAATTGCATCACGTGTGCCGGCAACACCACGATTCAACACCTCATCCTCAATGTGTTCGAGGTGAAGATTGGCACCTTCTTTTTTTGATTCGGTTATAAATTCTGAAAATTTCATTTTAATATATCTTTATGAATGGACCGTTTGTGTCTCTAAATTCTTTCTTTGCACCATAGTATAATGTTTTTAACCACTCTTGCATCAGTCCTTTTTTGTCTATTAAAGCCCACGCATAAGCCCAACGCATACAAGTTAACTTAGATGAAAGTCTTCCACCAGCATATTTAGAACCCTCTTCTCTGATACAATAATCTAAAACGTCAGCAAAAGAACCAGACGAAACTTGTTTACCTTTATACATCACCTTCATATCACCAAAATCTATATCTTTACCATTAACTTTCATCTTAGATAATTCTTTTTGAAAGTCTACCCAATACTTTATAGTTTCTGGTGTCCATTTACCAACGAGTGGAATGTGTGGGTCTTTACCAGCATTTACTGGTCTGATGATTCCTAGTTTTGAATAATTCTTGGAGAAGAATTCATCAATCGCATCAGCAGAAGCCTTACCAATCTTAGCACCAGCATCTTTACCAGTTGGTGTCAAATCAGTTTGTACACCACCCCTAGGAGTTGACATGTTAAAGTTTCTAGTTTGCCAATTGACCAAACTTTCACCAGCTCTAAATTGTCCTGCAATCTCACCATTGTCTATTTCAGTTGGTGTCTTACTGTTTGTTCCAAAATTTGCATAACATTTAAGTGGACCTACATTCTCGAAAATCAATTCTTTTGCTTTGCCTTTACCCATGTTGGATAATTCTAAGTCGGCTTTAGTTTTGGTTTTAGAAATGGCCTTGAGTGAAACTGGAACCAAATCTTTTGATTGTATCAACTCACGCATATAAGCATTCAATGAATATATGTTTGCCATTTCATCGGTGTTTTTGGTGATTGAATCCAACTTTTTTCTTATTACACCTTCTTTTGTTTTTTTGACCATGTATATATCAGCAGGATCCCAATTGTCTTTAGTAGAAACACCACATCTACTTTTAGCTATATCTTCAATAAAAGACATGAAACCATTTCTCTCATCACGTGAATAGATGTAACCTTTATTATTGGAACCCAAATAATTCTTTAATGCTTCGGCTTGTTTTTGAAATGTACTCATCCAAGCAGTTCTTAATGCTAGATTTTTTGCAAGGTCAGGATAAACTTCCACAACTTCAGAAAATAATTCTGCTTCTGAAGGTACCTTTGCACTCTCAATATACTTTCTGAAATAGACTTTTGAGGCGTTCTCTTGCTTTGCTGTCTCTATCGCATTACCTGCCATCTAATACTCCTGTGTTTTTGGAGTATTTATCCTACCAGGTTACCGAATAATGTCAAGCACTTTATCACCGGTCCAAACTTCTTGTTCGGTCCTGATACGATTTTCAATCTTCAATGTCTCAAATCGATTGATAGCTTTCTTACGCCACCACTCAATGATGTTGTTTAAATGAAACTTCTCATAGTTTTCACCAGGTAATAACTTGTCGGCCTTACCATTGACAAAATCAACCATGTTCTTGTAACCATAATCAGAGATAAAGTATCGTTTCTGTTCATTCAGATTCTTGGCATTCTCAATCGTCTGTGCAAACTTGGCACCTTCTGGTGTACCTTTGAGTGCCACTTTAGTTAATGATATGATATGATTGGAGATTTTCAACTTACGTGATGATGCATCTTCTGGTGCAAGTGGTTCACCTATAATCTTTTCAACATAGTTCTTCAAGTCGGTATAAGTTTGGCCATGCAACATCGGTAAGAAATCTGAATCAGTTAGACCTTTGAAACGAATCAATGGTTTCATGCCGTCATACTGTGATACTGCCTTAGAAGAACCATACAAACTAGTAGTCTCAAACAAACAGGTTGTCATCTTGTATTTCTGGTTCAGCATCTCACGTACTTCATGTGAGGTACAAATCGCAGCCAATAGTTTGCCACCAAGGTAATTATACCCGAATGGTTGTGCAGGTACAATAACAAAACCCATCGCAGCACATTGATTGAACCTCTGAGCACCGCCTTGGACTTGCGTAAACACTTGTCCGAGCATTTGATTTCGTGGCTTGCAGTTGATGACTGGAGAACCAAGACGAATGAAACCACACCACTTTCCAGACTTCTTCTCTAAGATTGCCAATCGTAGACAACGACCGGGTATACTTGTCATGTTTGAATGTGACGATATCATATCAAGGTAAATGTCCCATCTATCTTGAGGCAAGTCAACAACCTCAAACTGCATATCTGCCGGTGACATTGTAAAGTCGGAGAACAAGTCTTCTTCTGGTCCACATCCAGGTAACGTGAATGGTCTTTCTGACATTGCTGCCAGTTTCTGTTCACGCATATACTCATCTATGCGGCCAAACTTATCGAAATACTCCGAGAATACATTGGCAACATAAGCACCTTGTTCTACTGTTAAACTCATACTTTAATTCCGTCAAATTTATTTCTACGTTCTCTATTACCAAATGTACTTAGTGGTTTATCTGGTTGACCAGAATCGGAGATATCGGTCTGTGCAGATTGTTCAGTATCATATAGTCGCATCTTTGACCGGTCAATACCAACAATGAAACGTTTGAATACACTAGGGTCTGAATAACGATTCTTCAATTGTTTCACCATAATCTGGTTCAATTGTTGCAGTTCTTCTGTACTAATCAACGCAAACATAAAGTCGGCAGTCGCAGGCAAACCAAACGATTCACTTGTGTCTGTCAAGTCAACATCGGTGTTGGTGAAACCAGACCGAGTTGTTTGTGTCGCAGTTACAATTGGCAGGCCTGCTTCAACGGCAAGACCACGCAACTCTTCAGCAATAGATTTAATATATGTATATGAGTTAACAGAACCACCAGGTTTGATACGTGAAGACGAACAAATATTCAGATAGTCAATAAAGATAATATCTGGTTTAAAACTTTTCTTCAACTGTAACTCTTGCAACAAAGCACGGAAGTGGAGTGCATTGGCTGCGGCAGTTGGATACTCTTTGATGATTAACTTGCCTTGTGTCTTGTTCTTTAGTACACCAAACTTACGTACATAATCATCCTTAGACATTACGTGTAGTTCATCCATTGTCACATTCAACAAGTTGGCATCGATACGTTCAGCAATCTTTTCTTCAGCCATTTCCATGGTGATGTACAAAACATTCTGTGCATTAGATAAACAACTTGCAGCAACGTGACACATGAACAAAGACTTACCAACACCAGTGCCTGCAAGTGCAACATTCAATGTCTTAATTGGCAGACCACCTTTGGTAATCTTATTGAAAATATCAAGGTCAAACTTAACACGTGATTCAACTTTGTGATACAGATCATAACGATTTGAGAAGTCATCAATGTAATCGTGACCAACATTAGGGTCAAACGATACACCCAAGGCATCACTGAGAATCTTTGGAATCTCGCCTTTGGCTTTCTTATCACCTTTGTCATCTAGAATCGACACAGATTCCATGATGGCATTGTAGATTGCTTTGTCTTGGCAGAACTTCTCAGTCTGTTCAACCAACCATTTCATTTCGGTTGGTTCATCTTTATGCTGATTGATATTCTGCAACAATTCCATGGAATTGCGAACTTCTTGCTCAGTTAACTTCTTACTCTCTGTAAGATTAATGATGAGTGCTTCGTGTGTCGGTAGACTATTGTACTTGTTGATAAAATCATCAACTTCTTTGTAAACTACTTTTTCGGTATTGTCTGAGAAATAATCTGTACGGAGAAACGGCAAAACTTTACGAGCAAACGTTTCATTGTAAATCAGGTTCTTTAGAATCGAGTGTTCTAGTCTGTTCATTATGGCTTTCTTGATTAATAATAATATCTGTGAGAATGTCTCCCATCATTGTATGATATTCTTGGTCAGTTAGCAAGCTTGCATGGCCATGTTGACCTGGATTGTTTACGTTATAGGTAAACTGTAGTTGACCTAATTCGCCTTCTTCAAATCTAACATGACCATACGAGAATACTACACCTGAATACTTACCACCGGTAATTTCTACCATCGTGGAATCTTCTTCAGGTAAGTCTAGA